TCTGACCTCAACCGTCAGTGGATTTGTTCCCGTGACAAGAGGGCGACCGTCTCCACATGGCACGAGGAAATGAAAAGTACGTCATTTCCTTGTGCCTGTTCTCGGTAACATATCGACTACCGTTTTGGCGGTTTATCTGTTCGCGAAAACTTATCAAACTAATCGAATATTCCTTTTCCAATACAGCATTTTTTAAATTTTTTTCCGCTACCGCAAGGACACAATTCATTTCTCCCTATTTTTTTCTTTTTTGTAATTGTTGTGTGATTCGTCATTGGGTATTCGTATTCTATCCCGTGCTTCTCAAAATAAATCTTATCAATAAGGCTCGGACCATTTGGAGGGAAAAATACAGGGGCACTCTTTATCCGATCTCTCAATTGTGAATCCAAAAAATATCCTTCTATCACGTCTAACTCATCTGAAGACAATATGTTAGCGTGATTATCAATTCTCCAAGCAAGATAATTTATAAAATCCTCTGACGTTTTGTTTAAATACTGGATAATCTCAATGATATTTTCAAAGTCGTGCCAATTACAGACCCATGGATATGGCTGATTTTCTTCCTTCTCCAACAGAAGGCTTGTGTTGACTGCCAGACCGCCGAATTGATTTAGCGTTAAAACAAGGGGTAGTATTCTCTTTCTTGAAATATTATCAATTGTGAATTTGTTGGTCTTTTTTTCATATAAGGTGACGGATTCCTTTTCTTCAATAAATTTTTTTAGAATTATTGCCTGTGCATAGGCACCGCCAATACCAGTATCTGAATTAAAATGATCCTTGACTCGAGTATATGCTTTTTCTGGATTAAAGAAAGGCTCCCTGACCTTTGAGGCTTTAACTTCCGCTATTAGTATGTAATCATTATATTCAATTAGAATATCATGTTCCTTTGTTCCACGTTCCTCGCACACACTTGTATGATATTTAGCGCTATCACCGAATGCTTTCTTTAGGAGAAGAAGGAACTGATTTTCTACAGTTTCAGCCTTAATCTTCTTGTATTTTTCCGCAAACCTGTTGCTCGGTCGCTCCAAAATGTCAGTAATATAATTATAAATTGCATTCAGCACAAAGTTGGGATGGACGATAAAAAGTGTTTCATCTGTATCTATCCAGCAGAGAGGCCGCTCGGCAAAAGGATTTTTTGCGTTGTAATAAGAAAAGTCTCTGGACTCTCTATGCAACCCAAAAAGCTCCAGTAGTTTTTTTCCCTTTGTATCACCAAATCGCTGAATGACATCGGCTGCCTTTAGCGTACTCATTGCATCTATAGAGGTTTGAAATTCGACGCTTGTTGGTCCCTGTGCAAATTCCATTAGTCGACCATATTCTTTTTGGGGATCAGAGGCATATGGATTAAGCGACTTTAAAAATTTATCTATATTCTCTATCGCCTGTTTAGGCGCATTCATTGTAGTCTCAAATGCACCCCAAACCAATTGATAAAATGCAATATAGTCCTCTATTTCCAATCCTGTCATATCGTTCAATTCTGAATTGAATGGGTTATAGAGGACTTGAATCAATTCCACTGTTTGTTCTGGATATCTCAGTATTCCGGTATCGAAATATGAAGTGAATGCCTCCATAGAAACCAGGTTTCTTTTAGCACCTAAAACATCTGTTTTCATATCAACAGCCAAAAAATTCCTCACATATTCCGATGTAATTTTTTGTATGTCTCTTTCTAAGTCTTCGTATAGCCCGCTGTCTTCTATACTTGTGATAACTCCGTTGCTCTTATCCTCAGTACTCATAAGTAGCCCCGCAAGGTATGTGTATTGCTTTTGAGGTGACATCAAATTTGTCTTATTGAATATATCTGATTGTTCTGCAACATCTTTTGCATCATTTGCAAAAGTCAGGAAATGAATTCCAATCATCCCCAGCAAGTCGCGTGTTCCTATCTTTTGCAGTTTTTCTTTCAACTTCTTTATCTTTTCTTCCATATATTTAACCCCTTAAAATTTTATCCATCTGGCAGAATATAGAATTTGCGCGACTGTGTCTGATATGCCTACCCCTACTCTGTTGGACTAACTATAGTTACCCTACTACCCGCCTGGCAAACTAATGCGTGCCATATGGAAGAAGCTATATCACCTTTGTCCCAGTTTTCTTTTGGTTTTCATATGTACTCCAAATGAAATCAACAAACGTAATACTACTTCCTACCGCCAACTTTGCGTGGCGTTCCTCCAAGCCTTGAAAAGATGCACTTTTTCCGTGGCCACTACCGAAAGGATTTCTAATCTCAGCTAACTTTGATGGTATAGCTCTCAGATTTCCCAAGACAGCCTTAATTGCATCTGCACCCTGGTCCGTTTCCTGTACATTGGCTGGTAACAAATTCAAGGCATCCATTGTTTTGTTTGTAAGTTGCGGAACATCATCTGTTTTACTCCAGGCAATACCCAAATCTTCTAAAATGGTTTTGCAACAGCTTTCTATAAGTTCTTTTGCCATTCCAATGGCATTCGTAGGATTGGTTGACTGCATAGAAACCATCAACTCGATTTGCTGAGACATATATTCACTTGAAAACTTGCCTTTCAAACTATCCGCGGTTTTTGCAATTACAGAAGAACCGCCTTCCGATCTATCCATGATGGATTTACATTTTTGATAAATTCGAGCATATTTTTCTTCATACCTTGTAATGCTACTTTCCCAATAAAGGTCATCCTCATAATTTTTGTTATACTCATACTCCATATTTTCTTCGTAATAGTGGAATAGATCAGAAAGCAACTTTAGCCTGTTTTCATCGGAGGCACTATTCAAATATGCAACGAGTGATTTCCCCTTTGAAAGGCCATACTTTGCACATAGTGCTTCACCAATGCTATTAGTCGTGAACACATCAAAATCATTGGTCGAAAAATTTAAAACATATCCATTTCTGTTAAATAACATCAGAAATGTTCCTTCTTCTTGCTTTGTCATCATGGATATTACTTCTGTTTGCCTCCTATGTTTATCTTGCTGCCATCCGGCAGAACAAACGCCTGCTCATAGCCTACACCCAACGCCTCTGCAATCGCCATCATCTCCTCAAAGGAAACTGTGCCGCGTTTCAGCTTTTTGTTAAAATTCTGTGGTGTTTGCCCGATACGCCTGCAAAGCTCTGCCTGACTGATATTCATTTTCTCACATAACTGCCTTATCATATCTGATGTTGTCACCACGCACCCCCATCGCTATATTTCTATTATAAACCTTTTGGTTGATAAATGCAAGAGTTTACACAAAATAGAAAACACCCTGCCACCTGTTTCCAAGTCGCAAGGTGCTAACTATTCAGCATCCTACAAGTCCACATCCGTTTCTAGCCCCGATTTGAATTCTACCACAACCTTGTCCTCATACACTGTCACTTTTTCGATCAGCCGCCTTACCAACCGCTCGTCATACTCCAGGGGTGTATCTGCCTGCTCCTGCAGGAAGGCTTTCATTTCTTCGATACGCTGCCGTCTACCGTCCCGATCTGCCTCCCTCATCAGGATAGCCTGCTTTTCCTCCCGAAGTCTGTCTATCTCATCCGCCACCTTTGAGTAGTCCTTTTTTGCATTCGCCAGGTTTAGAAGCTCCTGTTGCTGTTCCTCCAGCCTGCAGTCAATCTCTGCAATCTCATCATCCACGCCGCACCCAATGACTACCTCTATATTCTCCTCCAGGAGCGGAAGAAAACCCTCCCTGCCGCCAAGAACCCTGTTGATGGCTCTTGCCACCGCATTCTGCAGGTCTGATTCCTGGATGGTCGGCGCATCACAAACCTTTGGGCCACGCTCCACTCTGGTGCAGCAACGCCACACCGTGGAGTGCTTGCCCCGATTGTTCCATGCAATCCGGCGGTAAATATCACCGCATTTGGGACAGTAGACGATGCTCGACAAAGCGTACTTGCTGCTGTAGACCCTCTTTTTCCTATCCGAGCCGCTGTGTAGGTTCGCCCGGCGCACCATCTCCTCCTGCACCTGCATATATAGGTCGCGGGGGATAATCGCTTCATGGCTGCCTTCCACATAATACTGTGGAACAATACCGTTGTTCTTAACCCTCTTTTTTGAGAGGAAGTCCACCGTATAAGTTTTCTGGAGCAGGGCATCCCCGATGTACTTTTCATTCCGCAGGATTTTTTGCAGGGTGGTCGGTCGCCACTGTGCTTTTCCCGCCGCCGTGAGTATCCCATCTGTTTCCAGACCCTTTCCGATTTGCAGGAGACTTGCACCCTCCAGGTATTCCCGGTAGATACGCTTCACAATTTCAGCTTCCTCCGGGACGATGACCAGATTGCCTTCATCATCCTTGGTGTAGCCGAGGAAACGGTTGTGATTGACCTGCACCTTTCCGGCTTGGTAGCGGAATTGCAATCCCAGCTTCACGTTTTGGGATAGGGACTGGCTTTCCTGCTGTGCAAGGGATGCCATGATAGTCAGAAGGACTTCGCCCTTGGCATCCATCGTATTGATATTTTCCTTCTCGAAGTACACGGAAATGTTCTTTTCTTTCAGCTTGCGGATGTATTTCAGGCAGTCCAGCGTGTTGCGGGCAAATCGGCTGATGGACTTGGTAATGACCATGTCGATCTTGGATGCCATGCAGTCCTCAATCATGCGGTTGAACTCTTCACGCTTCTTGGTGTTGGTACCCGAAATACCGTCATCGGCATAGATCCCGGCAAGCTGCCACTCAGGATTTCTGTCTATGAATTCTGTGTAATGCTCCACCTGTGCCTCATAACTGGATTCCTGTTCGTCACGGTCAGTGGAGACACGGCAGTACGCAGCCACACGCAGTCTCGGTTTTTCTTCCGTAACCTGCTTTCTGCTGCCGACTCGTTTTCTCGCCGGAATTACGGTGATCGTTTTCTCAGCCATTCCGTACCTCGCTTTCTATCAGACTGTAAATGTATGCGGCCTGCTTGAATGGGTCATCGTATCTGTGTGTAACCTTTCCTATAATAAAGGCGGTCTCTGCTTCGCAAGGCGGCGGTGTTGTCCGCTCCCGGGTTCTGCCTAATGCTTCGGCACGGCGATTCCGCTCTTCTGCGACTTTGGAAAAGGTCTCTCTGTCAATAATCGCAGGATAAAAATCATCGCCCAGGTAATGCTCGTTCTGGAGCATCCTTTTTGCACCGCTGTGGAACAGGGTAAGCCCTGCGGCTTCTGCGGCGGGTACCAATGCCAGCCCGGAAAGGTAGCCACTGAACAGGGTACGCACCTGCTCGGCCTGACCTTCGTCAATGACCGCCACACCGTTTTCAATTCTGTATCCATATGGGATGTGGTTTGCCATATTCATCGTATCCTTTCTTTCAGTGTCAATCCGCATTTCAGTTCAAAGGCTGCGGTGGTCCTTTCGTGTATCACGACCCGTTCTACATACTGCGAAAAGCAATCCCCGTCAAATTCCGTCAGCATCTCACCCCGGCTGCTAAAGCGGATGAGGTCTGCCAGCTTTTCGGTCTTTTTCATCTCTCCGTTGACCGAGAATACCAGATGCTCTTTTTCTTCGGTCAGTGCCTGTGCCTCCGTCAGCAGGTCGTTGGATTCCTGTGTGAAGAGTGCCGGGTCAAGGTAGCCTCGTGTCATAAGCGTTGTCAGCGTATTCTGACGTTCCTCATTTTTCTCCAGCCGTTCATCCAATTCAGACAATCGGCTGATGGCATCCTTCTGACTGATGCTCCGCAGGGAAGTAAGCAGTGGCTGCAGGACTTCCTTGTGGGCAAATACCAGCTTGTTCATCATCGTAACGAATGCCATCTGCAAGGCATCTTCACGGATGAACTTCTGGGAGCAGCTGTTCTTGTCCTTCAGATGCCCGGAACAAGTAAGTGCCGGATACTGGATGTGGGTGGAATAATTCATTCTGCGTTTATACGGCGAACCGCACTCTCCGCAGAACACCTTCCCGGACATGGGGTATCGTACCTGGTACTTGGCATCACCCCTGGTAATACCTTTTTCTTTTGCACGCTGTTCCACCAATGCCGCCACCGCCTCAAAATCCTCATGGCTGACGATGGCATCGTGGTGTCCTTCCATATAAAACTGATCCATTTCACCGTTGTTTGCGTGTCTGTTGAACCGCTCATCCGTGTAGGTCTTCTGAAAAATGCAGTCTCCGGTGTATTTCTCATTAGAAAGGATGCCACGGACGGAAGTGGATGTCCATTTGCCACCCTCCTTGGTCGGCGCGCCCAGTTTTATGAGTTCGGCCGCTATCGCATCAGAACCCTTGCCGGAGAGCGTTTCGGAATAAATGAATCTGACCCATTTGGCCTGTTCTTCGTTGATTGCCCATTCGCCATCGCCGATGTAATCATAACCGTATGGCGGGTATGCCAGCTTGAAAGTACCGTTCTCAAAACGGCGGCGAATGCTCCACTTACTGTTTTCGGCAATAGAGACCGATTCGCTCTCCGCAAGGCTTGAGAGAATGGAAAGCATCAGTTCGCTCTCCATGGAACCCGTGTCCAGATCTTCCTTCTCAAAGTAGATGGGAATACCCAAGCCGAGTAGCTTTCGCACCAATTCAAGGCAATCGGTAGTATTACGGCAGAAACGGCTGATAGATTTTGTAATAACCCGGTCGATGCGTCCATCCTCACAGTCTGCAACCATCTGCATCAGTGCCGGCCGCTTGTCTTTCTTCGTGCCTGTGATGCCCTGGTCGTAATACAATCCGGCATACTCCCAATCCGGGTGTGCTTTGATGTATCGTTCGTAATGGTCTTTCTGTGTCTCAAGGCTCAAAAGCTGTTCATCCGAACCAGTGGAAACACGACAGTAGGCAGCCACACGGGTCTTTTTCACTGCATTCGAAAATGCTGTATTTCCTTCGATTTTTGTTATCCGTTTCATAGTTTCACCTCCCTTTTGGTAGGTCACATATTACCTCTGTGTCCGCACTATAGCAACGCATTATCTGGATATAAATCGGCAAGATAGGGAGAAAATATACGGCGATTTTCGGTCATAATGCGGTCATATTCACCAGTGGAAATCAGCCCTTTTTTCAGCATTTTTCGTGTAATCTGCTCAGCACGGATATAGTTATATTCATTCTGAAGCTGTTCGTTGGTCATTCTCTCTGAGGGATATGACTGTAGCTGTTTAGGGGAAGTAATCTTTGTTACCTGCATAGTCTCGTCCTCCGTTTCGAGGGAACTTGTCTATCCCTCTGTTACATTAGGAAAAAGAACAACCCCCATAAACGCAGAAAAAGCCCGCCGCAGAGGAATGAACCTCCACGACGAGCAAACGAGATACCCTGCTATGAAATTAGATGCGGGCAGCGTAATCAAGAGCGATCCATCCTGCGCCGGATTTCAGCCTGCCCCACCCCTTTGCGGAGCCAGTGCCGGACTGCACTTCGATAATCGTATACACACCGACAGGGATATATTTGCTTCTCGAATAGTTTGTGCCGGGACCTTTTCTGATGTTAAGGTCAGAAATTGCAACCTCAACCTTGAACGGCACGGTGGATGCTGTTGTTTTCGATGTGTAGATGTTTACACCATTTACATCAAATACACTATATCCGTGATGCTTGTCCACGCAGGCTTTCGCATTGGCAAGGTCCTTATACGCACCAATTTGACTCTTGGCATCTGCCCAGGTCTTACGGACACGATACCAGACCGTCTTGTCAGCAGTCGGTGTCTGTTCCGTACCACCAAGTGAATCTGTTACCCTCGCCGCCAGATCACCCAAACGGTTATACAGCCAATCTCCCGGACAGGATTTGTTGGCAAACCAGCGGTGGACGGTAAGCACCATCTCATCTCTCTTCGGGCTGTAATTCAAGGACTTGTCCTTATCAGCAAACCAGAGCAGTTTCTTCTTTCCGTTACGCTTGCAGATGTCGGTGCAGAGCTTGACAAGAGAATCGTAAACGGCACTGTTCATCGTGTACGGCGCTGACATATCACTGGCACACTCGATGGTGACGGCACGCTGGTCGTTGGCATTGGACGAAGAACACCAGCTGCGGTTCTTCTCTTCCACGCAGAGAGAAATTCGGCCGTCTTTGCCAATGCCGTAATTGCAGGAGGCCCGACGAGAAGGGCTGGTAAAGCATCCACAGATGCTCTCGCAAGAAAGCTGACCTACTACGCAGTGAGGTGTGATGCGGTCGATGGAATGGGTTCTCTGTTCGGAATGATTCGGACTGAGCTTGGTATAGGATACCAAGGAGCTGTTTGTATATCCCATTTTACTTATCCTCGCTTTCTGCTCTGTCATGGAGCTGTTCTAATACGATTTTGATCTTCTCCGGCACAGGCAGACCAAGATGAGCTGCGTTCTCCAGAAGGCTCACGCCCTCATTGGAGATGTAGAAGAAAATCACTGCGGTTCTCAGCACACTGCCTGTCCCGATCACCTGCACATCCAGCACATTGGCAACGCCCACGAGCAGAAAAATCAGTACCTTGCGGCAGATGCCCTTAAAACCGACCTCGCTGGAGAGGTTCTTGTCTGCAATAGCGCACATCACCCCGGTGATATAGTCGATCACCACAAAGGCAAGCAGTGCGTAAAGCAGCCCATCACATCCGCCAAGGAAATAGCCAAGCCAGCCGCCGATACCTGCAAATACAAGTTGAATGCTGTTCCAGAATTCTTTCATGATGTTGTTCCTCCGTTCTTAAAAATTGGTATGAAAAAAGCAGCTGTCCGCGATGGACAACTGCCTGATTCCAAATGAATTTATTGTTCTTGAATGATATATGTGACCTTCATGGTCTTGTCCGCCGTCTTTGTGACCGGCTCAGACAAATTATTGATAGTGGCGAGGTAATTCGAGATCACCGCAAATCCGATTGTCGTATAATTGCCGCAGCTGATGAAATACAGCATAGGATTTCCGAGAACCGGGGCATAGCAGTAATGTCGGTTGCTGCTGTACAGACGGTTGCTCTCCGGCTTGAGGAATTCATTGGTCGCGCTGTCTGCAATATACAGATCACTTCCGTTATCGTCATAGTAGATGCGGCCGTTAATTGCAAACTCCGGCAGTCCCGGAATGCCGGACATCCCGGTTTCCTTGAGCTTCACCACATTTGCAGAATTCGTCAGTTCAAATTTATAAACATGGTACGGGCTGTTGTAGCTTTTCACATAGACAAACCCGTCATGCACATAGGCATACCGCAGACCATCAGTACTTAGTATTACATCCGATGTGTTGGTAATCGTGTAAGTCGAGGTCTTCCAAGTTCCGAAGTCAATCTTCAGAACATTAATGGTTTCGTTCACCTTTGTCTGGTAGTTTGATGCACCGCATACATACAGAGCATTCGTAGCCGGGTCAAAGTTATAGCAATTGCGCCCGGAAATATTAAATCCCTCGTCCAATGTCCATTCTTCCATCAGCGGCTTCGTGTTTCTCGGATTTTCCAACACAGACACTGTTTTCAGATTAGCTCTGCGCTTGGTGATTGTGAGTTTCGTACCACTGTCAAATCGCAGATAATATGCAGCATCGGTATCTAGGTCAACTGCAAAGAGCAGTTCCGTAACGCCTACTGTAAATCCGTTATATTTATCGCCTGTATTGGCATTGGTATAGCTCGTATAGACATACTGCAGATAGCCATTATCCACTGAGACAGCAAGTGGATGATCCGAATTAAAAACGGCATCCGAACTGCCGTAAGAAGTATAGCCGCCATTGGCATGGGTCAGGCACACACAGGAAATTGTACCGTTTGCCTGGGATGTCTGGAAATCGTACACATATTTCATATATCGGTCGGTGAAGTTCAGCTCACTTTCCGTCTGGTTGAAACTTCCTCGTACCTTGCCAGTGGTATTATTCTGCTGCCCATACACAGCACTGCCAACTAACTGAGCTTCGGCAGGCGGATACAGCATATCGGCATTTTCTTCGATATTGGAATCAAACAAAAGCAAACCACCAAGTAGCTTCTGGTAATACGGTGCAAAGCTCTCATACATTCTACTTGGGTCCTTCACCAGTCCAAGCGGCTTGAAAATATTCGCCAGTGCATTGGTGACCATATTGTGTTCTATGACTGTTTCCGTCTGACCAGTTTTGACATCGGTCAGTTCAATTTTCATCGTTCCTTTTAGCATTTCATGCCCTCCTTCAATTAATGTAGGTGATTTTGAAGCGTGACAGTGCCGCATTGTCATGCAGGATAAAGTGAAAATACACCTTTCGGCTCTCCGGCAGACTGTTCCACAATTCATCCACATCGGTATTCAGCCAATCGCCCAGCAAAACTTCATCGCTATATGTTGTTCCATCATCAAGAGAAACACAGATACCGACATCACCGGAATACTCCGCTGTCAGCAGTTTAATGCCAATAATGGAAATGTGGCTCATATCAGCAACAGCATCAAGCACCTGCGGATACGGATAGGCTTTCAGCGTAGCTTTCAACAGTCCCTCACTACCGCTTGCTTTCCAGAAATAGAACTCAGGATTTACAAGCGGTGTCAGCAGCTCTGCGGACGGCAGTTCCTCGAATCCGTATTTCAAAAACATGGCGGCGGTCAGATGTTTAATATCGCAGGCAGTCAGTTCACAGTCTGTGATGGTGTAATAGGAATCGCCTTGTTTCAGCAGATAGCCATAAGATTCACTGCCTTTCTGCTCATACATGGCATACACGATTTCCCATGACCGTCCGGCATCGTCCTGATGATAAAAGCTGACCTGCGTACCGCCGCCGGAACCATCGAAAAGAGTAAGTGCGGTTGTCGTTCCGTTGCAGATCAGCTCCGATGTACCTGTGTTTCCACTGGTCGGAGTCTGAATCACATTGAGGAACATATCGTTGTTGGACAGTAAAAACAGTTCAAAAATCAGCCGATTGCTCTCCACCCGGTTGCTATAAACGGTGTAACCCTCAAAACGTATTTTTAGAAATTGCAGCCCATTCGAGGTTTCACCAAACTGTCTGTATATGGCTGTGGAGCAGCCGTCCCTGCGCAGAATCTTCAGTTGTTCGGAATTGGTTCCAAATCCAAGCCAATGGTTACTGGAAATATACATGAGCGATGCTGCTATGCCATTGAACATAAAACCGGATAATCCCTCAGTTGAGAAAGTGCCGTCATCGTTGTAAGAGTTGCTGATGGCTGTCATATTCTCAGAAGTGTTGAGAAATGGGGTCAGCACTGTTTTAAGAATGCCCACTTCAGAAATAAAATGAAGCACCAATTCAGTCTCTGCCACAAAGGTCAGTCCATCACAGGCAATGGGAACATCCGGCTCATATGGCAATGCACCCTGAAATATGAGATCACTCATTTCAGTATCAGAATAAATAGAAAATTCTCCTGTTCCCTCAAAACGATATATTCGCAAAGCCTGTTCAGGGACATAGAAAAAGGGATCTTCCGAAAGAAGAACATCTTCCGGCTTTCCCTTGCTCCATAGGTATTTGGTTTCATCTATCAGCATTTTGCCACCTCCAATCGCTCTACTCGTTCGTACTGTTCTGTATTCAGTGCAAGATGCTGAAGCATACCGCTGTTGATTTCTTCTGATTCAGACACATAGGTGTAATCGCTTATCATGCAGAAAGCACCGCTTTTATTGACTTCCACCATCGTCACATCATAATGGGGTGGGAAGTTCTTATCCACCGTAAAGGTTTTGATGACTTCCGTAACAGACAGACGCTCGTTCAGCAAATCATAACCAAATGCCACATCCGCAATCGAAATTCTGCCGATACGCTGCGTGATGGCATTGCGTTTCTGTGTCGGGAAGATTACTGCGGCTCGATCAGTAAAGCCGTCATGCACAAATTGTGTTTCTGCAATCGGAATGCGATCAATGGCTTCAGAAATACTGATGCGGCCATTCCAGTCACCGATACCGGCTACCAATCCTTGACCGCTGATGGTTGCACGAATCTGCATCTCACCAATGCTCATGGTGCCGCCGCTGATATTCAGCAGTACGGACAGGCTATTTTCACGGTTCTCAATGACCTGTGTAATAGGAAGAAAAAGCGTCAGAATGTGCTTTCCGGCAATGCAGGTCTTTTTCGGATAAAAAGTTTTGACCTCTTCATTGTTCATCTTGTAGGTGACGGTAAGCTCAGACTGACCAATTTCCAAGAATGTAAATTCCACTTTTTTTGCGTCACTACTGTCAGCAGTATCTTCATCCACATCTTTCTTTTCGGTGGGAACCGTTCCATGAATGGTTCGGATCACCTCATCATTTTTCACTTCAAAGAGAATTTCGGCTAAGAATGTAGCAGTCGTATCTTCCTTGGAAGTGAAGTTGATCGCCAACACCTCGGTTTTATTGTTGCCGATGGTGAATGGGGCTGTATTGACAAAGTTGTATACGACAATTTTCCCGGCTTCAATCTGATTCAGCAGACCTGTGATGTTCTTGTCATTTTTGCTCTTTGCCGATGCCAGCTTTGGATTTTTGCCTACGCATTTCAGGCTGTGTTTGCCATTTATCTTGTAGGTGATGCTTGTAATGCAGGATACCTGGGTTTCATCTGCATGACCGCCGGAGAAGCGCAGGACATCCATCGGGTCAAAAGCCGGATTGCCGATGGTATTGCTGTCAAAAGGAACATATCGCACCACCGACAGGGCATTGAGGATATTATTCAGAAGTCTGGCTCTTGTGGTTTTTAAGCCAAACTGCAGAAGCGGATTTACCCCAAGGTTCATAGTTAAGGCATCATCCGGGTCAAGAGCATAATACTCCGCCTCTTCCGTCATCATATTTGTAGAGGATACCGCAGTGTATCTGGTAACGAAATCCGAATAACTGCTGTCAAAGCGGTGTCGGCTCGGCACATCCGCCACCGGTGCAATACCATAAGGAATCAGATGCAGCCTGCCCTCCCGGTTGATCTGGCAGACACAGCCAAGCACTTGTGCCAAATAATATAGCAGGTCACGATAACTTTCCATGTCATTATCCGCATAGATGCCGAGTGTTTCTTTGCCGTTTGGCAGTGCGTCTATTTCCGCTTTGCTCTGCGCCAGTTCCACCTTGCACTCGGTACAAGCCATCAACAGGAAACTGTATGCTGTGCCGCTGGATGCGTTGAGCTTCAGCTCTTTGTCAAATCGGAGCATATAATCGTAGGCTTTCAGTTCCAATGTTTTGATATGTCGGTTGGCTTCGCTGACCTCGAAAACGCCCATAGGAATTGACTCCACAGAGCCGTCTGTCAGCGTCAGATGAAACCATAGCCGGATTTCTGCACCATCCAATGTATAACGGTCAATATCGGAAAACAGGGTAACGCCCATCTCGGCGGCATATACGGAGCCAAGCTCTATCTCGGAACTGCCGCAGCACTGACGAGTGATGTATCCGCTGCCTTTGACAATGTCCTCGTTGGTAAAATCATAGGTTTTCTTGTTCTTAGCGGTAATGGTGCCGGACCAGCTGTATTTTCTTGTATTGCTTTCAATCGCCTGCATAAAGGCATCCGATACAGGATACAAAACCACCACCTCCGTCAAAATTCATTCAGCGTAAAGCTCACTGTCCACAGTCCCTTATAGGAAGTGTCCTTTTCCAGTTTTGCTTTGTAGCCGCTGATATACATTTCTGTTTCTTTCTGTGCTAAGTCCTCGGTATCGAAGTAAAGAACTGTTATCTTCGGCAGTTTTGAGTATGCCGTCAGCTTTTTGAGCCATGCGGGTGATACCGAAAAGGACACTGCGATTTTTACCACCCCGCTTCGCACCACATCCCTCTGCGTGGTTCCGGCTTCTGTTTCTCCGCTGGAATCCGCTTCTACATCGGATAGGTCGATGTCGTAGGAATCCGGCAAAGGAAGGTCAGTGCCGTTGAAATTCAAATATTGCATAAATGCCATCGTTACCGACCTCCACTTCTTAAGTTTGCACGTTGCTGCGCTGTAACAATCACTTCATCCAGCATGGTTCCTCCAAGGTACACCGGAATTACCACATCACCCTTTTGTCCGGCGATGCTACTTGCTGCTTCCTTGATTGCTCCGATAATGCTCTGTGTGCTGACTGCAGATGACTCAACAACGCTACTTCCAATCGTAGCTGCATCTGCATGTACATTCGGATTGATGACCATATCCGAGGCCACGCCTTCTACCGCTTTGGCCACCATACCTTTACTCTTTTCGATTCCCTTAGCCAATCCTCCCATGAAGTCAGGCATCCAGGATTCGTAATCGGTCAGTGGTCCTTCATCCGGCACAGAGAAGTGCAGGAAGGAACGGATCTTGTTTGCCACACCATTTACCGCATCGGCAACTGCACCAACAGCCGACTTGATACCATTCACGATACCCATGATAAGGTCGCGGCCCCAGCTGAATGCCTGAGAAGCAAGACCCTTCACATAGCTTACCGCTTTTTCAAAGCCGGAATGAATGACATTGTAGATCTGTCCGATGGTGTTGCCGATAGCGGTTTTTACATTGTTCCAGATGCTTGTGACCGTACTTTTGATAGCATTCATCACTGTGGAAACCACAGATTTGATGCTGTTCCATACGGAAGAAACCACGCCCTTGATGGCGTTCAGCACTGTTGTCACAGCGGTTTTGATGGCATTCCATATGGTGGTTACCACATTTTTAATTGCCGTCAGCACCGTAGTAATAACCGTCTGGATAGCCGTCCACACAGTCTGGAAAATGTTCTTGATGGTTTCCAGAATCGGCGTGAGGAAGGTCACGATGCCATTCCATATCTCACTGATTTTCTGTGAAATAGCAGTTAATGCCCGTTCTATCAGAATGCGGATAGCTTCAAAAATCGTTTCAAACAGATATCGGAAGGCTTCGAGCAATGGAGAAATCGTGTCATAAATGCTCTGCCAAATGGAAGTAATCGTGTTCCAGATGGTGGTCATGACGCCGCTGATTGCTTCCCACGCCGAAGTGAACACATCCTTAATGCCTTCCCACAGCGTAGTAAAAAATCCAGAAATCCCACTCCACACCGTTTGTGCCAAAGAAAGGATACTCTCCCATGCCGTAGACAGGAAGGATGTTATTGCATTCCAGGCTGTAATGACCGCCTGCTTAATGCCCTCCCACAAATCAATCCAAAACTGCCGGAATCCCTCGTTGGTATTCCAAAGATAAATAAAGGCAGCCACCAGTGCGGTAATGGCTGCGATGATGAGGACGATAGGATTGGCAAGCATGGTGACATTCAGAGCCGCAAATGCTGTTTTTACTGCGCTGATGGCACTTGCAATTTTCGGAACGACTGTCATAATCGTACCGACCGCAGAGATCACCTTGCCGATTACAATAAGAACGGGACCGATAGCTGCCGCAAGCAGGGCAACTGTTACGACCACCTTCTTTGTACCTTCGTCCATACTGTTCAGCCAGTCCACAAATTTCTGCACCCAGTCGACAATCTGCTTGATTGCTGGCATCAGCAGTTCGCCAAAAGAAATAGCAAGACCCTCAAGAGCAGATTTCAAAATGGTAATCTGTCCCTGCAAGTTGTCGAGCTGTGTATCTGCCATCTGCTGTGCGGCTCCTGCACTGTTTGTGATAGAGTTTTGCAGGCTGTCCCAGGTATCGCCGGTGTTGGCAAGCAAAGCATTGACCGATGCAAGGTCGGTCTTATTGAATATGGTTGCGATGATATTGGCTTTATCCGCCGATGTCATGCCGTCCATGCTCTTATTGAGGTCACCAAGTATGTCGTTGAGGGATCGCATATTTCCGTTAGAATCATAAACGGAGACTCCAAGGGCATCCATCTGCGCCGCCGCTTTATCGGTCGGGTTCTGCAAGGACAGAATCACATTTCGCAGATGTGTACCGCCTTCAGCTCCCTTGATGCCGTTGTTGGCAAGGATACCGAGTGCAGTGTTCAGCTCGGCAGTGCCGCCCTTGATGGACTTTGCCGTAGCACCGATGGTCAGAATACCTTCGCCAAGCTGTGCTACCGAGGTATTGGTGGACGAAGCGGTCTTTGCCATCTGGTCGACCATTTTCGTTGACTCATCCACGCCCATGCCAAGGGCAGACATGGCATCTGTTGCCATGTCAGATGCAGACGCAAGGTCAATATCACCTGCGGCGGCAAGGTTCAGAACGGTAGGCAAAGTGTCGCACATCTGCTGGGTATCATATCCGGCAAGTGCCAGATAATTCAGAGCGTCCGCACATTCCTTTGCGGAGAAAGCTGTCTCAGCACCCATTTTCTTGGCAAGTTCGGACAGCGTATCCATCGTATTGACCGACTGGCCATCCACCGTAGACATGGCATCCTTCGTCACGCCCATCGTGGCCTGCACCTGCGACATGGACGATTCAAAGCTTGCCGCTGTAGTGACTGCCGCTGTTCCAAGACCTGTAACTGCCGCAGTGACCGGGAGCATCTTCTGCCCGGCAGAAGAAATGTTGTCTCCGACTGTTTTCAGTTTTTCGCCGTTTGCGGCAATCTTCTGCAGTGCCGCATCGGACTGCTTTGCCTGTTCCTCCAGCTTTTTGAGATTTTGCTCGGTTTCAATAATCTCCCGCTGAAGAGCATCATACTGTTCCTGTGAGATGTCACCGTTGGCAAGTGCTGTGTTTGCCTGTTCTGCCGCCGTCTTTAGTGTGGTCAGCTTATCCTTAGTTTCGGACACCGCGTCAGAGAGGAGTTTCTGTTTCTGTGCAAGAAGCTCCGTATTGCCTGGGTCGAGTTTTAAGAGCTTTTCGACATCCTTCAGCTGTGCCTGGGTATTCTTGATTTCCGAATTGACACCCTTTAGGGCTGTCTGTAGTTTGGTAGTATCGCCGCCGATTTCAACGGTGATACCCTTGATTCTGCCTGCCGCCATAGCGCACCTCCTCTCTGCAAAATGGGCATAAAAATAGCCCGGCATTGCCGCCGAGCGTTAAAATAAATCGAAATCTTTTTGCGTAGCCATCTGCGAATATCCCTTATACTCATCATTTCCGCTTTCTGCGTACATATCGTCGACCATTCCTATCGTGAGCAGATCGAGGTCACGAATAGAAATGCCAAGCTGTACGCAGCGAAGCAGAAATAACGGTGTTGTCATTTTGCGGTCAGTTGGGCGAAGTTTTTTTTAGAAGAAACATCCGTCTGTACATTGAGCCCCCACAGCTCGATGATCTTCGGCAACACCTGGTAAATGGAAAAGGTACTGAATTCATCCAACCACTCCTCCGGGGAGTCGGGGATAGACGGGTCTGCGTGCTTTGCCATGACATAGGCGATGTTCTCAAACATTTCAAGTGAAAACATATCCAAGCGGGAATTCTCCGCATCGCCATTTCCCACAGCCTTGCCAAGCGCATCCAGGTCTTTATAAATGTCCCTGTGGAACTTGATACGGTAAATACGGGGAATTGCCGCAGATGCCTTAAATGGCACCTGCTTTCCGTCAATTTCAATTTTTTGGATCATACTCATAGTTTTACTCCTTCACAGCTTTTGCGGTAGTCTTGGTGCTTTGCTCGGATACATCCGATGCGGCTTCTGCCGCGGCACCCGGAAGATATACAGATTTGTACCAGTCCGTATAAATCTTCTCGGTGGTATCGTCCCCAGTCTTGGCTTTCACATAGCCGCTTGCCAGCGGAGTGGCCTTAACCGACAGCGTTTCCGTCTGCACCTCAATCTCATCCTCATTGGTCTGGGATTCGATGGACGGACGGCTTGCCGCACAGTTATACAGCACATGGCGGATTTTCTTCACATCACCGTCAAACTCGAACAGCAACGCAAAGTTCGCCGTTTCCACATTGGCGTTCTCCACCAGCACCTTGTTGGTATCCAGCGTTTCTTTCAGCACATCGGTGCGGAAAGATTCAGGAATCATTGCAAGCTCCAGATCACCCTCATAACCCATGTTGTTGCTGATGGTGTAATAAGCGTAGCCGTCTGCATAGAAGTTGCTCGGCTCACCGTTTGCATCCAGGGAAAGGGATACCGCACCGGGCATCGGAACAGGAGTGCCAAAGGACACATCGCCGTTATCACCGATAGTCTGCAAAGCATAATGCACATTGCAGATATTGAATTTCACCTTATTTTTCTTAGGCATATCAGTTTACCTCCATTTCAAATGTGTACAGAACTTCGTAAAGGCTCTCCGACTCGATCCATACCTCGGTTTTCTCATAAAAAATGCCATACCCATCAAGCACAGCTTCGACCTTCTGTTCTGCCGACAAGTCCTTGCAGTCGGTATACATTTCGATATGGATTTCATTGATTTTGTAATAGACCCTGCCGTCAGCGGAGAAGTTGTCACTGTTTGGAGTCAGATAACAGATGAACGGCGGGTTCGGACTTTCCCCCTCTGCAAAATGGTCATACGCAAAGGGAAGCCCGATTTTTTCAAGAACTGCTGCTATTTTCTCCATTGCTTATCCTCCCAGTGCCTTTTCCACCTCGGACTCCAAGGTCTGCACTGCTTTTTCTTCCGCAGGTACAATATGCGGTCTTGCAGCAACTCGACTACCGCCGCGCTTGGCATGACCATGCTCCAGAAGGTGAGCGATCTGATAGCGGTTTTTGGAATGCACTACCACATCCAGCGAACTGGAGGTTTCCTTTACCGTTTTGACCGCCCAGCTTTTTGCATATTTGCCGGTGTCCTTTGGAGCAGTCTGCGAAATTTCATCCTTTACAGATTTACCAGCCTTCTTTACCGCTTTTTTCAGATCATCAGTTGCAAGGTCTGCATATTCCTGCAAGCCTTCCATAATGGCCGATGCCATGCGGTCAATCGGGACTCTGTCTGCTGCCATTGCTTACCGCCTCGCTTTCTGGCATTTCAGTTTAATGGATTTCTTTTTGAAATTCATGTGGTCGATGCCAAGGATGTTGTAGGCGCTGCCGTTATAGACCACTCTGTATTTATCCGAGGTAATCTCCGCAGCGTTCCGGCACCAGCGAATTGTAAAGTCAATCTTGGTGTTGTCTACGATCACACCGGCAGCTGTATCTTCACTTGGAGACTCGCTGCTCACCGTTGCATAGCAGGAATACCAATCAGACCACACGTTTTTATGGTTTCCAATGGCATCTGTTGCCACTTCATTTTTCTGTATCGTGATCCTTGTATTTAAAAGCGAGATGTTCATCAGAACTTCACCTCCCGAACGCCAAACAAAATATTGCGGAGCGAAAGCATCAGTTCCTTATGATCCGTTTCTTCACGATGCTCATATAAATAAGCCACCGCATACAGGCTTGCCACTTTCGTGACATAACCTGTAACGGGCTTACTCGATGGAATCCTGCCCACGTCCCGGACAAGGGACTCCGCTGCAGAAATCAAGTCTTTGATGAGCGCATCATCATCCGAGCTATCCACCCTTAAATACTGTTTTACCTCATCCAAAGATACAATCATATCTATCACCACCTCGAATCAAAAGATCAGGCACAGCCCGGTTGTCAGAGCTGTGCCGTATAAAATCATTCGCTCTTCAGCTTAAGAATCTGTACTGCCTCCGGCAGAATCAGCTTGCCGTCCACACGCTCCTTGGCAACATAGCCGATCATGCCATTGCCAGCAAACAGCTCGTTAAGCTGCTTAAAGGAACGAGTGCCACGATCACCGATGTTGTAGTAGCTGTAGTCACCAAATGCGATGGCATTCTCCGGTGCATACGCAGAGGTATGAACAGCGTAGCCCAGCACCTTGTCCGGCTCACCTGCCTGATAGGACGGCTGCCAGATGTAGGCACCGTTGTTGTCCTTCAGCTTGCGAAGCTGTGCCAGCGTCTTATCGTTCATGATAAAACTTGCGTTCTTACGGTACGGACGCTTAAGAGCATACACCAGGTCAAGCATATCATCCGACTTAATGGCAGTGGAAAGCGTACCTGCCACCGTACCGCCGCCGGTCGCAGCAAAAAGGCCGGTCGGCTTGCCGGAACCGTCACCGTTGAGGAATGCATCCTCCTCGGCATTGGCGAGTGCCTTGCCGAACTGAGTGATGATATAGTTTTCCAGACCGAACGCATTGTCATAGAGCAGCTCCTCGGTTACCTTGATTGCAACATGGAGCTTGTGGGCATCCAGAAGGATCTGACTGAAGGTTGCATCACCAAAGGTAAGCGCAGCACCTTCCTCGATCCATGCTGCCGCAGGCTTGGTAGCTGCGATGTTGATCTTATGCTCACCGGAAGTCGTGATGATGTGCCCCAGGCTGCGCATGATGTTCTCTTCGGTAAGAACATCGATCAGACGGTGGTCGTACTCCTCCGGCACAAGATAGCCGCCGTCAGCGTCCACACCTTCCTGCAGGATATTGGAAACCTGCTTGAAGTTGCTGCGGAGTGCTTTCAGCATACCTTCGCGGTATTCATCGGACGCACGCCCCGTTTTCGGCTTTGTCTTGCTGTCTGCAGTCATCGGCTTTGCCACGATAGGCGTGTTCACAGGCTTATTCAGCTCATTCTCCATTGCTTCCATCTGCTCCATACGCTCAATCTCGGCACTGTAGTCCTTGATTTTCTTTTCCATGTCAGCATAGGCAGCGGCATCTTCCGCAGAAAGCAGGCCGTCCTTGTCGCGCTTGCTCTCCACAAATGCTTTTGCGCCCTGCCATGCCTTGTTGCGTGCTTCACGAAGTTCATTGATCGTCATAATAAATTACCTCCAGTTTTTAATTAAATCGAGCCGTTCCATGAGGGAATCGGCATTGGCCTTGGTTTCGGATTTCTGCTCGATCCTGCACTTGGCAGCAATCTTATCCATGAGATGATTGGTGACGGCAGTGCGGGAATACACATTACTGACCTGCGGGGTTTCCACAGCGTCAGCTGTATTTCTCTGCATGATTTCATCTGCAAATCCCATCTCCACAGCACTGTTTGCATCCATCCAGGTCTCTGCGTCCATAAGGTGCGAGAGCTTTGCCCGGCTCATGCCCGTTTTAATTTCGTAGGCATTGATGATGGACTCTTTAACCTCATCGAGCATAGAAATGGCCTTCTGCATCTCCGAAGAGTCACCGAATGCTACCGTTACCGGATTGTGGATCATGAGCATGGACACTGGGGATACCAGCACCTTTGTACCAGCCATCGCAATGACAGATGCCGCCGATGCCGCAATGCCGTCAATCTTAACGGTCACATTGCCCTTGTAATCCATGAGCATATTGTAGATTTGCGCTGCCGCTACACAGTCACCGCCGGGTGAATTGATCCAAACGATAATGTCACCACTTCCGCTGTTCAGCTCATCCTTAAAAAGCTGCGGCGTGACATCATCGTCAAACCAGCTTTCCTCTGCGATGGTGCCGTTCAGAAACAGCGTCCTCTCCTGTGTCTGCTCCTGCGTTTCCTGATTGGTCACCGTCCTGTTCTTCCAGTTCCAGAACTTCTTCATCGGAATTTTCCTCCTTTCCGCCTGCTGCAAATATTCCCGCATCCGCAAGCTTTGTCATGTTGCCGTTGATAAGGTATAAGTCACCGCCGTCCTCAGCAGGGATACGGTCAAGATTCTCAAGTTCACGGATATCATTCGCTGACATCCAGCCGTTCTGCCTTGCTGTGGCATAGCCGGACATACGGCTTGCATAATCGCCGCGGAGCAGTCCGTCCACATTGAACTTAATAAAATAGTCAGCCTTGTCATTCTGTGAAATAAGCACCCTTGCCATTGACTGCTCCCAACGGATAAGCCACGGTTCCAAGGTGTATTTCACAAACTCCAGTGACTGCTGCTCAATATTAGAAAAGCTCGACTTCTCAAGGTCACCCACCATATGGGGAGGGACTCTGAAAATTCGAGCAATTTCATTGATTTGGAATTTCCTCGTTTCGAGGAATTGTGCTTCATTCGGAGAAATGGAAATCGGTGTGTATTTCATTCCTTCCTCAAGGATTGCCACCTTGTTGGAATTACTGCTGCCGCCGAACCCTTTATTCCAGGATTCACGGACACGCTCCGGGTCTTTTACCGTTCCCGGATATTCAAGCAGTCCACCCGGTGTGGCACCATTAGCAAAGAACTTGGCTCCGTATTCCTCACAGGCAATTGCCATGCCGATGGCATTTTTGGCCATTGCGATTGGGGAGTAGCCGACCAGACCGTCAAAGCCAAGTCCCGGAATGTGAAGCACGTCGGTCGGTTTTAATCTAACCGTTCCACCCTTGGTAATTTTGGCATCATCACTTGAGGTCTGGTATTCATAATAAAGCTGACCTTTATCGTCACGGTCTACCGTCATACGGTTTGGCATCAGCGGATACAGTGCTACCACCTCGCCCTTGCCGTTTCGGATAATCTGTGCGTAGCCGTTGCCCCAAAGCAATAGATGAGTCATTAAAGTTTCACGGAATACAAAGGATGTCATTTCTGGATTTGGCTCATCATGCAGAAGAAAATACAGTGGATTGTCCACCGCCTTTTCCTTACTGCCATCTGCATCATATCGGTAAAGATGAAGAGGCAGACCTGCCACTGCTTCTGACAGAATTCTTACGCAGGAGTACACCGCTGTCATCTGCATGGCAGAACGCTCATTTACATTCTTGCCGGAGATACTTCCGCCAAGAAAGAATCGATAAGCACTGCCTGCCGTACTGTTCTTAGGGGCATCTCTCGACCTAAAAAGTCCACTGAATAATCTCATAGTAATCACGCTCCTTCTCAAAAATAGGCATAAGGAAAGCACCTACCGTTTCCGATAGATGCTCTCTGCTAAATTGTATTATCTTTTATAATATCGAAGCTGTGGAAATTCCTTTCCATTCTGAAACTTATAATATTTTCTCACAGCATTCTGCATTGGTGTATGTGCCGGGTCTTCATGTGGTTTTAAGGCAATCAATGAATCATACATCAAATTATCGTCAGCAACAATAACATCCAACTCATGCCCCAGAATTCCCTCTGCTTTTCTTGCTTTGGACATCCTGGATGACACCGCTTTCTGGCTATTGATTGTTCTCTCACTCATTAAAAACATTTCAAATTCACGTTCTCTTTTCATACCATGCGACCTCCCATATTTCTGATAAGTTCAGTATAGCATGAAAAGATGCAGCCGGAGTATGATTCTGCAAAATCATAGACGGCTGCACCGATATCATCAAATGAATAGAATTCCACGATGATTATACACGGAATCCCCGGATTCATTCCCACAGCGAATGGCTCTGTCCAATGCCATAATCGATGCAATGGCACCGTCAATCTTCTCCGTGGATTTCTCTTTATCTGCCTTGATGTTTCCTGCAGGGTCGGTTCGGATGAAGATGTTGTCCATATTCCATCGAAGAACCGGATGCCCGCCGTGAGCAATCTTCTGCTCCAGCACCAGTTTCATCAGTTCCTTGGTGGGTGGGGACATATCCTTAAATCCCTGTCCGAAAGGAACTACCGTAAAACCCATGCCCTCAAGGTTCTGCACCATCTGCACAGCACCCCAACGGTCAAAGGCGATTTCACGGATATTAAACCGTTCACCCAATTTTTCGATGAACTTCTCAATGTATCCGTAATGTACCACATTGCCCTCGGTGGTCTGCAAGTATCCCTGCCGTTCCCATACATCATAGGGAACATGGTCACGGCGGACACGCAAGTCGAGAGTTTCCTCCGGCACCCAGAAAAATGGCAGGATGCTGAACTTGTCCTCTTCGTCAATCGGTGGAAACACCAGCACAAAAGAAGTAATATCCGTTGTACTGGAAAGGTCAAGACCACCATAGCAAATGCGTCCTTCCAAATCATCCTCGCTGACAGCAAAGGAGCATTTATCCCATTTGTCCATTGGCATCCATCGGATTGCCTGTTTCACCCACTGATTCAAACGAAGCTGTCGGAAAGAGTTCTCTTCGCCTGGGTTCTGCTTTGCTGACTCACAGGCGGCTTTTACTTTATCCAAACCTACCGTAACACCAAGTGAGGGATTTGCTTTCTTCCACACTTTTGGATCCGTCCAATCATCACTCTCATCTGCACCATAGATAACCGGATAAAATGTAGGGTCGATTTTTCTGCCTTCCAGAATATCCTTTGCCTTTTGGTGGGTTTCATAGCAGATGCTGTTGGTATCTGTTCCGGCTGTCGTAATCAGGAAGTACAGCGGCTGCATTCTTGCATCGCCGGAGCCCTTGGTCATGACATCAAAGAGCTTTCGATTGGGCTGTGTGTGCAGTTCATCGAAGACCACGCCATGAATATTGAAGCCGTGCTTGGAGTAGGCTTCTGCGGAAAGCACCTGGTAGAAGCTGTTGGTTGGTGTATAAATAATGCGTTTCTGTGATGCGAGGATTTTTACTCGCTTGTTCAGAGCCGGACACATCCGCACCATATCAGCGGCCACATCAAACACAATGGTGGCCTGCTGTCGGTCGGCGGCACAGCCATAGACCTCGGCTCGTTCCTCACCGTCACCGCAGCACAGCAGAAGTGCCACAGCCGCCGCAAGCTCCGACTTGCCCTGCTTCTTCGGAATTTCCACATAGGCGGTATTGAACTGCCGGTAACCGTTTGGCTTCAGCGTACCGAACAGGTCACGAATAATCTGCTCCTGCCAGTCGATGAGTTCAAATTTCTTTCCTGCCCAAGTGCCTTTGGTATGGCACAGGCTTTCGATGAATGCAACGGCAAAGTCGGCGGCATCAATATCATAATAAGAATCCTTTGCCTTAAACTTTGTCGGTTTATATTTTTTCAGTTTTCGCAATGCCGTCACTCCCTTCAAAATGGCAATAAAAATAGCCGCCTGTCACAGCGACTTCCAAATATATCGATATAACGAGGAACACACCCTTGCGGGGTGTCCTTCGGAATTTTCAGTTTCAAAAATCCTTAATTATGTTCGTACATCAGAATGGCAAGTGCCTGCTCTGCTTCCTTGGTCTGCGGCTCAATGTCCATTCCTCGGTCATAGTTGTAAACCACCATGCCGTCCTGCTTTAACATCAGCTTGGAAATCCTGCCGCCATCAATGCCGTACTCTTCGCTCGGCTCTTCAAAGTGTTTGCACCAGTAATGCACCGCCGTGTATTTTCCATCCTCGTTCTTAATTCCAATCGTTCCTTCGCTCCACATATTCGTTTACCTCCGTTTTTGTTTTCCCTTTCGGTGTGTACATATTCGCTCTAAAAGCACATATTATCAAGTCATTTAGGCGATAATACTGGACAAATATCTGCCCCTGTGAAGCCCTTGAAATTGTGTATTTTACAGCGGTTTTTCCTCGCTGATTTTCCTGCAGATGTCCTCGCCATAGACCACATGGAGTCCGCTTCCGTTATCCCAATGCACCATGATGGAGGCGGTATCATCCACACCCCACACTGTTCCTTTGGTGCCAATGGGCGGAGCCTGCATATCGTCCATCTTCACCAACTCCACTCTTGTTCCGACAGGGTACTGACTGCGTACCCGCTCGACTGTTTCTTTATTCGGAAATCTCATCGTCTGCCGCCTCCTTTTTCGCACCACTCTTGAATGCAGAACTGCCTGCCAGGTTCTTCAGCAGGATTTTTCTGTCGGCCTTATATTCTGCTCCCACAAACCCTAATCGGAGAAGGAAGCATCGGAATGCGTATTTTTCATTCTCCACCGCCTTTTCGGTGGAGGAGATGCGTTTCTGCTCCTTGCACATTTTGCAAAGGGCTGCAATGAAGTCGGTGTAGGCCCTGACCTCGTCAGCATTCAAGCCGTCTGCATACCATGGGAAGGAAATCTTGTCCTCGCTGATTGCAATCGGCAGTTCGCTGATTCCCAGTGCCTTTTTGATTAGGCTGCCCTTGGCTTCCAAGAGGTTCGTAAGGTTCCCAACCAGCACCTTATCAAGCGGCATCGCCACCGTAAGCCCCACGCTTTCGCACTGTGGCTTTGTCTCCGGCACTCCGTATGCAGGTGGGCAGTCTTCTAAAGGCTCCTCACAGTTGATTTCCGGCGGACATTCATCGTACTCCGCACTCTCGCAGTGGAAACCTTTCTTGTCGAGTTCTTCAAGCACACGCTCGATTTCTTCGCTGTCTGCCATATCATCGAATTCCAGATTGCCCTCACGAGTTACCGTGAAATAATCCACCGTGTAAGCATAAGTTGGGGTTTTCATGTAGACTGCCTTTGCACCTGTGATTTCTTCCAGTGCCTTTACAAAAGGCTTTCTGTCGGTAATGTTATAAGTAACTTTCATGGGTTGTGCCTCCTTTGTTTTTCGGTACTACATTAATCACTCTAAAAGGGATAAATAGCAAGTCATTCTGTAGCAGAATAACTTTCCATATCACCGCCCTCATTTTGTGTATAGTACACGATGCCGGAAAGTACAAATACCACATTGGGGAGTGCCACACCGTTTCCCCACATTTTATACTCCGCCGCATCGGAATATGGGTCTTTCAGCCATTTGATGATCTGCTTTTCCGTCTTTGGCTTCGTAGAAGTCCCCATGATTTTTCTATGGTTTTCAAAGACCTCAGACCAGTATGCGATATCTTCTTCGGTCGGATTTTCCGTACCGAGATCATCGCACCACCAATCCGGGAATCCCTGCAGCCTTGCACATTCCGTTGGGGTAAGCCTGCGGATAATGTACTGCGGTTCTTCCGCTACGGTCGGAGGGTCTTTATAATCGGTAGCCACCAGCGTATTCGCCAGATTTTCTTCCGCTTCGGTATGGTAGGAGTTTTTGCTCGTGCTGTAGACAAGGGTTTCTGAACCGCCGCCGTACATTCCACCGCTTGCACGAAGGGAACTGCCCGTATCGTTTTCCACATATTTGTCATAGGCTTCCTGCGAAAAGGCCACTGCATGACGGTCTGCCGTATTAAGCGTGAAACTGACATCTTCTCCGATACCGCTGCCCTGGGGACCGTTCTTCTCGGCTCTGCCGATCATGGAGCCCTGCACCGCCACCACAGCCATGCCGCCCTGATTGCAGGACGGATTGTCGCCGTTGGCATCCAGGCATCTTGAAGTCTCTGCTTCATAGAAGCCGCTGTGCGGATTGTCCGATTTCATGGAGTTGCTGTCTTTTGAGCAGATACCGTAGCACTTCGGCACGAACACCGTCTGATCATTATTGCAGGAAAGCGTTGCAGATTTGTTTTCCTGTACCAAAGCTCCCTTACCACCGCCCTCACAGCCGGAGCGGATTTTCAGCGTCTTTGGTGTTTCCAGCACAAACGGCTGGTTATTGCCGCCCATTCCATAAGTAGAAGAAACCGTCTGTGCCACAGACAGAGGACCCTTGTACCGGGTATCCTGACTGTGGTTTTCAAACACAAGCGGAGGATGGTTAGATGCCGCACGAAGCGTTGCGGAAAAATCCTCTGTCACATCCATCCGCTGACCGCCTTGGTCGTTTAAGCACAGGCTTGACGCTCCAACGCTTTCTTCAGCACTTCCGGCAGTTCCTTGCCACGAACGGAAGCCCTGCGGAGTATACCCTGACACGCCTTCGGACTCAAATAATATTTTTCCGGCACTCCCGCCATCAAGATCTGCGACAAGGTAGATGCGTTTTCTTCGTTGGGGAACTCCCCAATACTGCGCATCGAACAGCCGCCATGCGAGGGAGAAATCCTCTCCCATGATGCAGCCTGCATTGTCCCATTTTCCGTTTGGAAGTTCAGGCACAGCATAGTCCTCTCTTTTGATTTTGCACAGTGAGCTGAGGACTGCCCGGAAGTCTTCGCCTTTGTTGGACGAGAACGCTCCCTGGACGTTTTCCCAGACCACAAATCTTGGATACTTGCCATTGGTTTTGCACCTCATTTCTTTCACAATCCGCACTGCCTGATAGAAAAGCGAGGAACGCTCTCCGTCCAGACCGCGGCGTTTTCCTGCCACCGACATATCCTGACAGGGACTGCCGAAGGTGATGATGTCCACAGGCGGAAGGTCAGCACCATTTTGTGCCGATACATCACCGTAGTGTTTCATCTGCGGCAGACGTTTGGTAGTGACGCGAATAGGAAACGGCTCGACCTCCGATGCCCACAAGGGGGTGATACCGGAAATCAATCCTCCCAAAGGAAAGTCCCCGCTGCCATCGAACAGACTTCCCAGTGTTAAGTTTTTATTTTCCATCGGCAGGCACCTCCAGGTCATCAAAACGGATGGACTTGCCGTCACGCACCACAGACACATTTTCCGCAATGCCGACCTGCTCGATATAACGCTTTACGATAACATCGCAGTATTTCTCATCCAGCTCAATGGTATGGCAGATTCGGTTGGTCTGCTCACAGGCAATGAGGGTACTGCCGCTGCCGCCGAACGGGTCAAGCACGATGCAGTTGCTCATGCTGGAATTCTTTATCGGATAGGCAATCAGCGGGATCGACTTCATGGTCGGATGGTCACCGTTTTTCTTCGGCTTATCAAACTCCCAGATGGTAGTCTGCTTTCTATCGGAATACCACTGATGCTTGCCGTTCTTCTTCCAGCCGAACAGGCAAGGCTCATGCTGCCATTGATACGGACTTCTGCCGAGAACAAGGCTCTGTTTCTTCCAGATACAGGTACCTGACAAGTAAAAGCCCGCGTCTGCAAATGCCTTTCTGAAATTCAATCCTTCTGTATCTGCGTGGAACACATAGATGCTGGCATCGTCCGCCATAGCTTTTTCCATGCAGGTGAACGCATCGAAAAGGAACTGATAGAACTTGTCGTTTTCCAGGTTGTCGTTCTTGATTTTGCCTGCGGTGCCCTGATAATTTACATTATACGGAGGGTCCGTTACCACAAGGTTGGCTTTCTTGCCGTTCATCAGCAGGGTATAGCTTTCTTCCCTGGTGCTGTCACCGCAGAGCAGTCTGTGGTTTCCGAGCAGCCAGAGATCACCGCTTTTGGTGACAGGCGGCTTTTCCAGTTCCGCATCCACATCGAAATCATCATCTTTTGCATCATCTGCGGCATCAAAAAAGCCTGCCAGCTCCGATTCATCGAAACCAGTCAGACTCAAATCGAAATCTTCTGCCTGCAGAGCTTCAATCTCCACTTTCAGAAGCTCCTCATCCCATCCGGCATCCATTGCCATACGGTTGTCTGCGAGAATGTATGCTTTCTTCTGCGCCTCGGTCAGATAGTCCACGAACACACAAGGCACCTCATTGATGCCCTCTTCCTTCGCCGCCATGATTCTGCCATGACCAGCAATCACATTGAAATCCCGGTCGATAATGACGGGATTGATAAAGCCAAACTCCCTAAGGGAAGAACGGAGCTTGTTGATCTGCTGTACGTTGTGGGTACGAGCATTATTCACATAGGGAATCAGCTTATGGATATCCACCAGCTGCATCTCAGTTGTTGTCTTTCTCATCGTCCTCACCTCCATCAAAAAAGACCCCATTCGGCAAATTTCTCAAAACCGCCGATGGAGTCTATATATTCTTTCACTTCTGCCACAATGTCCGCATACGGAACACCGTCTACCGTATCATCGCCAATGGCGCACACCAATGTGACAGGCTCTCCTAAATCCTGCGCTTTCAGGAATGCGTGAATATTCACAGACACATCTGCTTTCGACAGATCCTTGCCATGCAAGCCGCCTCCTGTAACAGAATCCGCCATGTCGGAACCCAGCTTTCTGTTGGTGGCCCCAGTATCAACATCGGTTCCTCCTGTCCAGTCACCAAGAGGATTGACCTCTGCATTCGGATAATTGCCCATGAGGTCGTAGCTGTCAGCATTGCTCTGGCAGATAATCAGGCGATTGCCGTCCAGAATGTACTTTCCGTCAGAAGTGTACTTTTCATAAATGGAATGTGCAATTTCGGACAGTTTTTTCTGCTCCTCTGTCAAAGGTGCACCCTTAAAGATGCCGTTGTCACCGCAGCGGAACTGCTCCGCTTGGTTTTCCGAAAGATGCGCATCCTGCGGAACGATCACAATATCCGGCTGTACATCTCCGGCAATGCGGCTGATGGCATCCATGATGTCACGAATGTTCAGCTTGGCATCTGTTTCCACAATCGCATGGCAGAAGCCATGTCCGATCAGCACCTCTACTGCAATTTTAGGATTTTCTTCTGCCGCATATGCCAGGTCAACGATTGCTCCGGCAATACGGTCTGCCACCTTATCCGGGTGGCTCGGATTCACTTTTTCAATCATGCTATTTTCTCCTTGCCCGGAGCAGAAGCTCCATTGTATCGTTTGGATTATCCTCAAACACCTCAGTGCAGTTCTGCTTTACGATGTCGTAAATCTCGTACCAGATGAGGTTTGCGCTTTTCTGATACTGCTGGCTCATCTGCACAAACGGAGAAGTGATCACTCCGCCTGTGGTCGGATGCTTACCGAGCAGACCGTAGGTGCTGGTAGCTTCCTCGCACTGAATGTATCTTGCAAATGCCTGTGCGTAGGCTTCGATGAGTCTGGGATTGACCAGCTTCTCACAGTTTCGCTCTTTCAGCCACAGCCAGGTTTCCTTGTAGATTTCATCCGCACCGAGGGGAACACCGTTTTTCTGCCTTGCCGACAGGTAATCGCTCGGCTTTGGCATATCCACGCCATTCATCACAGCACCTTCCGGCAGGTCAACCGCCTCCAGTTTTGTGGGACTCAGTGTGGGAATATCATTGTTCAGTATTTGGACTTGCTGCCCTTTTTGTATTTTTTCGGCGGCAGATGCCGGTTTATCTCCGGCGCGCACTCGTCTGCCGCCACGATTTGTGCCGTCTCTCGCCATTATTTTTATTTCCTTTCTTGTCCTGGGGGCTAATACCCCGTTTGAACCGCCGTTTTTGTGCGTTTGAGGGGGCGCCGTTTTCCGGGACCTAAAACCACAGAGATTTTGACCGCCCCTACCAGGTCACGCACACAGCTATCTGTCACCAATCTCATGGTGTATTTTGTTATGACAGCTTTTGCAAAGGCTCATTAGATTGCTTCTGTCATGGGTGCCGCCCTGTGAGATGGGAACCTTGTGGTGTACCTCATCAACAGGAACAAGGATGCCTTGTTCAAAGCACCTCTCGCAGAACGGATGAGTCTTAACATAGCTGTCACGAATCCGTTTCCATGCTCTGCCGTACTTTTTATGCACATCAGAAGCACGACTGTACTGCTCGTAGTTCTTCTTCACCAGCTTACGATGCTGTTCACAGTATCTGCCGTCCGACAGGTTCGGACATCCAGGGTAAGCACAGGGTTGTTTTGGTTTTCTCGGCATCGGCTCACCTCCTTGTCGGCATAAGAAAAGCCACCGAAGGATTTCTCCCTGGTGGCCCGGTCCTTATCTATTCTCTTTTCGCATTATAATGGTATCATAAGAACCTACTCTATTTCTCTCCATTTTACTGACATTTTTCAGGGAGAATGAGCATCTTCAGTGCCTTATCGTGGAGACGGTAGATATTCTTAACACCTGTGCACATCTCCGCTGCAATGTCTTCCCACTGCTCGAAATTGAGGTATCTCTTCTCCAGAAGCAGACGGCACTCCTCATCATCCACCGCCTTGATAACGGAAAGGATCTCGTCCTTCAGATCCACCAGATGATCGATGTCCGCATTGATCTCATTTTCAAGCATCAGAATCTTGATGATGATATCTTCCATGCGGTGGGTGTTACGGGTGGGACTTCCGGGCATATCACTGAGGGTGGAAGTTGCCTTGGTTGCCAGGTTATGCAGAGAAGATACCTGTGCGATCTTGGTGTTGATACGCTCGTCCAGATAACGGGCCTGCTTCAAATACTGTTTTGCTGTCATAATCACTGTACCTCCATCTGCAATTTTCTCATCAGCATCTCCGGGTCGATCCCCGTCAGAATACTAAACCAACCGGAACGGAAGAACCTCTCACACTCATTTTTCGCTGCAAGCCCGTCCCTGTCTTTCGAGCACTTTGCCACACGCTTCAGTGCCGTGCGGTAATCTTTCACCGCCTGCAGCACGATGGCATTTGCCAGTTTCTCATAAGAATCCATATCAGAATCCTCCTTTGCTGTATTTCCTTCGCAGCATCGGAGCATTGTTTCGATGTATCAGTGTGCATTGATGTCGTTTACCACAGCTTTTACTTCATCCACCGAGCGTACCACCAATGCGGTACCTCCAGCGGCGAGGATTTTACGGATGGTTGCCTCCTGCAGTTTCGTAGGCTTGCCAACCGCAGTCTTAACCTCAAAACCAAAGAAGCGTCCGTTAATGCAGGCAATGATATCCGGAATGCCTGCTGTTCCATACATTCCACCGTGTTCCTTCCAGCAGAAGCACCCAGGCACGGTCCGCAGGTACTTCATGATTGCTTTGACGATATCCGACTCATTCATGTGTCCAAAACTCCTCTCCGGCAGTCCGGCAAGAACCTTTCTGCCTGTTTCCTGGTCTGTCGGACGGAAGTGTCTGTCCTTATCCGTCCGGCAAAAACATCGGTATTTCAAGGGTTTTGACGCATTGGACATTAAAAATCCCATTTCTTCATACGGTCTGCCAAAAAAATGATAAATTAGTGGAAATTTGTGTTTTTACGCATGAATATAAAAAGGTATGGGAAATTTGGTGTCCAATCCGTCCATGATTATGGTTTTATGCCAGAAGCTCCTGCAGACGGATGCCCTTCAAGGTGCGTCTCTTTCCGGTCTTATCCTTGCTCTTGGTAACATCGGTCACCACGGCAGTGAGATTGGACACAAAAGTACGCTGGGCGAACGGTTTCAGGCCGCATTCCTCGCAGTACGCTTTATAGGCATTGAACAGTTCCGTAGAACCGACTTCATAATCAGCACCCACTTCGCAGCTTTCTTTTACGAAGGACAGAACGGAATCACTCTCCTCACGGTACTGCTGCAGTTCCAGTTCATTGACCTCAGTTTCGGAGAATCGGTAATCATTGTTCATCAGACGCTTTAACCCTTCCAGTGCAAACATGAAGATACCGTCAGCCTCGCTGCGGAACTTCTCCAGAAGGTTTGGGTCTCGCTGTGCTTTCGGCACGGTATGCGAAAAGCGGATGATGATAAGGCGGCGGTAGAAACCTTCGGATCTGTCACCGTAGTTCTTAGGGATGCTGTTGCAGGAGAACAGAAGCCTTGCCGTTGACTGAAAAGAAAATGGATTTTTGTTCTTTTTCTCTACCGTCAGGAAGTCCTCGCCGACTAACGCCTTGAATACTCCGGAATCCTCCAAATTCCGTGTAGGTAAATCTGCGAAGATATTCGCCAGCTTGCCAAACAGTTCTGCCGTCTTAAATCTCTCATTCAGAGACTGCCAGGATACATTGCTCACATTTTCCTTGCCGAGGAGCAGTTCGTTCAGCACACGGAGAAGGACTGATTTTCCCGCTCCCGCCGCACCGACAATGACAAAGCATTTCTGGGCGGAGTTTACCGGGATAAGGAAATACCCAAGCATCTCCTGCAGCAGTGCCACCTGTGCCATATCACCATCCATGCTGTCGGAAAGAAATTTCTTAAACAGCGGACAGTCTGCCTTCGGGTCATAGCTTACGGAAAGCTGCACTGTAGAGTAATAATCCGGAGTATGCTCGGTCAAGGTATCTTCCAGCACGTTATACAGGCCGTTGCGAAGATTGATGATGAAGGGATTTGCATTGAGGTCCTTGATGTCTTTTCTCACACGCAGACGCCACTGCTTTTCCGCATCCACGATCTGATTCATCTTGGTCTCCCGGACGAGCATCTTCTGCTGACACAGGTGCTGCGCTTCCATTTCTGCCATCTCCACGTACACACCGTTACCGTAGGAATAATGCTGTTCGGCAGCATAAAATACATTTTCATGTGCCTCCATGTCTTCTGCCAGCACCCCCGGCAGGAAACGCATCCCCTTATCGGTCGGCTCATACCACAGTGGAAGTTCTGTTTCCACCTTATGCTTTCTCGCTTTCAGACCGTTCTGATATGCCTTTGCGGATTCCTTATACATAGAATCCAGTGTTTTCAGCACAGGACCCTTAAACTTGAAATGCTCCTTCAGTTCCACATTGACCATGGAATATGCCGATGCCACATCCTGATTGAAGAGGTACTCCTTTACGAACACGGATGCCGTCTGAAGGTCTTCGGTGACGGAGTCCTGCACAGGCAATTCCGCGATCAGAGAACGCAGCCCCTCGATACTCATCGGAAGGTAGCACAGTGCAGCCGGAGACTTGCATTTGCATTCGCCGGATTCCATGCGAGGACATTTGAAGCCCTTCTCGGCGATAGTCTTGCAGGTAATCGGACGAGTGCCAGATTCCAGAAAATGATTGATCTTTCTCTGCGTATTTCCAGCATCGTAACCAGGATAATCTGCAGACAGCTTGTGAATGAGTTCCACACCGCCCTCAAAGACGGCAAGGTTTGAGATCATGGCATACCAGTCATGTTCCGACAGGGTTACGGAATTCTGCTGACAGTGTTTAATGAAATCGCACTCATGGGTCACGATGTTCAGGCCCTTTTCCGAGCCTTTCTTCGTTTCCACCGGGGCATCTGCCTCCACCTGCGGAAGGTGTTCTGCCAGCTGTGCCTGCGTATACTTGCGTTCCGGATGGAACAGGATGCACTCCACCTTCACATGGTCTTTCTTGCAATGGTCATATCCCGGAAGACGCATGACACGGCTCTCATTAACACAGGCAGGGTCACCGCCGAAATACTTGACCAGACCCTTCTGGATCGGACGGAACTTCAGCACCTCACCGCCGGAGATGAACCAATAGGTGTGCAGGGATTTCCGCGTTCTGATAATCATGGACGGTGCAAGCGGAAAGGCATCGATCTTTGCCTGCTGCTCCTCAAAAGTACCACTGTCCATCTCAACGAACTGGGCATTGATACGGGTGATGCTGTCATCATCGTGACCGCCGTAATTGACCACATAGAAAATACCGCGGTGCAAAGCATTGTGCTGTTTCAGCGTATCTTCCATAGAAGTGAACTTTCCGCATTCCACAGACAATTTCTGCCCTTTGTAAATATCGTCCTTGCGGTCTGCGAACACACGCAGGCATACGGTATCCTGTGCGTTGAACAGACTGAGAAGAACCTGCTGTGCTGAAACTTCCATTAAACTCCCTCCTTCACATAGCGGACACGCTTGCCCAGCTTCTTTGCCTCCGTGATCTCCTGCTGCATCCCGGCAGAGATGTCACCGAACACCCATACCTCGTCACAGACCGCCAAAAGAGAAATACCGAACATCAGACCCAGTTCGCGTTCCGCTTCGCTGTTATCGTTCAGCATACCGGAGGCGGCATAGAGGATATGGCTTGCTACGGGGATACAGTTTTCCTTAATGACATACCTGCAGTAATCCAGTGCGGCGGCGGTATTTGCCTCCACATCTCCTGCGTAACGGGATGCCACATAGACCTTCTTGCGAGTCTTCATTTCATTCTGTCTCTGCCAGACCTTTTTACGGGTCTGGCGATATTCTTTCATCATGCTGCTCATAGCTGCTCCGGCTGTCGGATCGCTATAGCCTTCAGAATTCTTATACATAATCAGTCCTCCAATTCTTCCATCTGTCCAAAGGTAGGACCGGCGGATGCTTCTGCCACGAGGGGCAGGTCAAACTCAGGGAACGGCTGCGGTTCCATACAGCCCTTGATAAATGCGACAGCTTCGGTCAGCTTGTCCTCCGGGATGATAAAAGTCAGTTCATCATGGATCTGAAGGATAGGCTTCAGCCACGGACGTTCCGGCAGTCCCAGAAGGATTCGACCAAGTGACAGTTTCAGAATGTCTGCTGCCGTACCCTGAATCGGTGTGTTCATACTGCAGCGTTCTGCAAAACTCTTCTTACCCCAATCCTCGGAACGAATACCGGGGAGGTATCTGCGTCTGCCGAGTCTTGTTTCGGAATACATCTTGCGGTAGGCATCTGCCTTCGTTTCTTCCTGCCATGTGACCAGTGCCGGATAACCCGTTTTGAGGTTGGCGATGATCTCCTGACATTCCTCCACAGATTTTTCGACCCCGGCTTTGAATTTCAGCGTCTTCTGAAGACCACGGGGATTCGCAGTTTGCATCGGGTTGGTAAGTCGGGATGACCCCCT